ACTATTATGGATGCCTACGGATATAGATGGCGATATGGTTTAGAAGATATAGACCAGTTAGATGAAATTGTTACGCAGATGCGTAAGGACGCATCTACGAGACAAGCCGTGTTGCAAATGTGGGGAGCCGGTAGGTGTGACCTTGTCGTCAATTCGGCTAAGCCCTGCAACCTCGTTGCAGTCTTCCGTATACTTAACGGAAGGCTCAACATGACAGTGTTCAACCGGTCCAACGATCTTATCTGGGGCTGCTGTGGAGCTAACGCAGTTCATTTTCCAATACTACAAGAGTACCTTGCCGGTAAGATCGGGGTAGGTCTTGGTGAGTATTGGCAAGTCACCACTAACCTGCACTTGTATGAACACCATATCAATATGCTTGGATCTAGAATATCTAATGAAGATCTCTTATCAGAACAATTATCTGATAATACACCATATGGAAAAACACAACCGTTAATAGATGATGAAGCTAATATAGATGACGATATTAAGGAGACTATAGATTGTATCGAAATCATACAGTCTGGTTCAGACGGATATAATGGTACCATAGTCAATTCATTTTTGCGTGACACCGTTGTCCCTATGGCACTGGCTCATCAAAGGTTTAAAGATAAATACCTTCAAGGTGCATACGATGCTCTTGGTATGGTAAAGGCGGATGACTGGCAAGAAGCTGGTATTGCATGGATAGTGAGGAGATCGAAATGACTAGTGCAGATCCTGTCTATCTTGATACTCGGCTCGCTGGACAACTTAAACGATATCATGTCTGGCCTCATATCCAACCACAAACGGTTGCATCACATAGTTGGAATCTATTACGAATATATTTCTCTATTACTCATCAACCAGATGAGCATGTGGTTTACCACATGATCTTTCACGATATTGGTGAAATTAGCACTGGGGATCTTCCTTATCCTGTTAAGAAAGATAACCCAATGTTAAAAGAACAAGTGGATCTAATAGAACAAAAATCATATTACCGACAACTCCAATATTGGAATGCTTATCAACCGGTTGTGTTGACAGAAGAGGATAAGATTCTTGTTAAACAAATCGAGCTTATTGAGATGGCTGAATGGGGTATGGATGAAATGAACCTTGGCAACAGCCATGGCTTCATCGTAGCTGACCGGTGTCTAAGAGCTCTGTACGATCAAGAGCCGAGCCCACCGGTCGTACGCTATGTGATGATACGTATACGGTTGTTCTTTGCACAGCAACGCTTTACAATGCTGCCACCATTATCCGATTGGTGGCATACGAACGGTTGGGAAGAAAAACATGGATCCGAATAAAGAACAATTTGGTGGGACACATTATCAAACTCAATACCAGCACTGGGACCTTGTTGCCCGGGTTGGCATGGATTATTTTGCAGGGAACGCAACCAAGTACGTGTCACGATATCGCAAGAAAAATGGAATACAAGATCTACAAAAGGCGCGACACTACCTCGACAAACTGATAACGGTTATTCAGTTTGATAAGATATCGAAACGGTTACTGGAACCATCTGCAATAAGACAAGAGGTTTTACGATTTGCTGATGCTAACCAGTTAAATGAGTATGAACAAATGTTCATTTATAAGATGTGCACATTCATAAATCTTGAAGACTTATTAAATGCCCGCAAATGGCTGACACGTATATTGGGTGAGGCACGCGATAAAGAGCTGGTATCTAAACTATACGCAGAGCTTAATGTCCCCGGCACGCCAGAAGATGGTGGAGAACATTCAAAGTTTGCATCACCATAAATTTGTGGTAAAATGCTTTACAGCTAGCAAAGGAGACCACTGTGCCTGATGAACGTTGGCTTGTTGCCGTACACCCGACTGGTGAAATCAAAAAGAAAGCAATAAAGAAAACACCTACACTAGAAGATCTACAAGCTATCGTAGGTGGGTCTATTGAGTTAGTGCCATATTTCAATACCTATGAAATGAGCCCGTGTGTCGCGTTCTGTAATGAAGAAGGCAAGCTGAAGCATATGCCGGTAAACCAACCTGCTCAAGTTCTTTGGGCAATGTGTGGCGGCAAGGCAGCATTCGCAGCATATGCGGATGTACTGGTCGGTAACATCGCGATCGTTGTTGGATCCAAACAGTTTCTTCAAACGCTGTAGGGTGGGCGCTGGCGGGCGCTAGCCGGGGGGTGCTACAGGGGTAGCGCCACCCCCGGCCGAACGTACAGGCGGGCCGTTTGCCGGGCTTGGCAGGCCATCAAAAACCAGGGGGCAACACTGCCATGGGCAGTCTAACAAAGGTTCCATTTCGTTTAATAGAAACACCATGCTGCCACACTCTACTCTGCTATGTCAACCCCCGGTTACCGAACTATTGCTCCGAATGTGGTGAGCGTATTTATGCGAGGCTCAAAACTGGTGAGGGTATATTAGAGAGTAAAACTGGATGGCTCAGGTTGGAGGATGATGATGAGGAACTTGAAAGAGCTTGATCATATAAGAAGCCTTGTTAATGAGCTTCGAATATATGGTGCCGTTGGTGACTCTGATTACGGAGTATTTCTATTTCGAAATTTAGTTATCATTGCAACATCAGGTGATGGGTGGGACCATGTAAGTGTGTCTCATCACCACAGAACTCCTACTTGGGAAGAGATGGAACAAATAAAGAACTTATTCTTTAATAAAAATGAAACAGCATTTCAACTCCATGTTCCTGAAGCTGAATACATAGATGGAACGTTGTTGGGTGGTAGAGCAAAAAACTGTCTTCATATATGGAGACCTATAAATATAGATATACCTCGTCCCCCTGATTGGATGGTTGGTAACAAGGAGCAAGTTGACGAATTTAAAAAGAGCCTCAAATGACACGCACAGCAAAAGCAAGCCTAGACCAAGGTAACCTGTTCGCGGTACAAAGCAGTTGGTCTCTTCCAACTGCTTTACCTGACTTATCTCAAGAAACTGAGGTGGCAATTGACACAGAAACTTGTGACGCATCCCTCTCCGAAGGCAACGGACCGGGGTTCTACAAGTACGCCGGGAAAAAAGAAAGTCCCAATCCGGGGTTTATTGCCGGGATCTCAGTTGCTTGGCGTGATCGAGCCACTTATATCCCTCTTCGACACGACAGAAAAAATTACTTCAATCACGATCTCGTTCAAAGATGGCTCAAAGCTTGCTTTGCGCAAAGTCAAACCAGATTCATCTTCCATAACTTTGCATACGATGTCGGGTGGTTGGGAGCTGTGTTTGGAGTAGCCCCACCGGCCAAGGTGGATGATACCATGGCAATGGCATCCATGATAGATGAAAACCTATCTTCATTTAGTTTGGATAATTTATGCCTCTGGCAGGGTATTATCGGCAAAGATGAAACATTGCTACGTGAATCGTGTAAAGATCGAGGTATACCTGATAATAAGGTCAAGCAATATTTACATGAATTAGGGGCCGAGTTTGTCGGGCCTTATGCAGAACAGGATGCAATCAGCACGCTGAAACTGGCTGCGAAATTGCGACCTCTTATCACGAAAGAAGGATTAGATATTGCATACCAAGTTGAACGTGACCTTATGTCAATCACATTAAAGATGAAGCAGCGTGGTATCCGAGTTGATACAGCAAAAGCACACCGGCTCGCTGCTCAAATTAAAAAGCAATGTGAAGAAGACTGTTCCACGCTTAGTAGGTCTCTTAAGCAACGAGGAGTATCAATAAAAGAGATAAGGTCTAACCGGTGGATGCAAGCACAGTTTGACAACCTGGGCTTGCAGTATCCAAGAACAGCGCCAACAGAACACTATGGGGATGGACAAGCTAGTTTCGATAAGATTTTCATGGCTAACCACCAACATTGGTTTCCACGCACCGCCCATAAGATCAAACATTCATACGATATAGCAGATAAATTTCTAGAGAAGTTCATCATTAAATATGCACACAATGGACGTGTGCATCCATCTATCAACCAGTTTCGTAGTGAAAGCGGTGGCGCTCGTAGCCATCGCTTCTCCTACTCTGATCCACCTTTGCAGCAAATGCCCAGCCGGGATGATGAGTACGCACCATTGGTTCGATCTTGTTTTATACCTGAAGATGGTGAACAATGGGGCAGTATCGATTACCGGCAACAAGAATATCGACTCATTGTATACCATGCTGAATTACAAAATTGTACAGGAGCCAAACGTGCTGCTGATCAATATCGCAGCAATCCTGATACTGATTTTCATAATTATGTTGCAACTATCACTCGCCTTCCACGGCCCAGAGCTAAGGATGTTAACTTCGCAACGAGCTATGGTGCAGGAGTATCTAAGTTTGCACTCATGACCGGTATGGGTATAGAAGAAGCACGAGAGGTGATGGAATTGTATTATAGAGAACTACCATTCGTTCGTGAAGTATCCAATTGGTACAGCCGGTTTGCAGCCGAAAATGGATACATCCAGATGCTTGATGGAGCACGTAATCAT